GAAAAAAGGATTTGTTGAGCGACAAATTGAAGAGAACAGGAAACTCAAAGAAGAATTGGAAAAATATAGGAAGGAAGAAGTCCCAAAGTTTGAAACCAAAATCCAAGAACTTGAGCGAATGGTATCCGAGTCAACATCGACAAAAGAAACCAACCACTACCAACAGCAACTCAACAAAGCAAACCAAGACAAGCTGGAAATTGAGCAACACCTATCCGATCAAATCAAGGAACTACGAGGGAAACTGGATTTCCACGATATCACAAGTAATCCTGATTTTAAAAAAACTTACATTGACCCCATTAAAAGCAGTTATGATACTGCGAGGCAGTTGTTATCGAATGATCCAACGCTTCTTTCAACATTCTCCCGTGCTGTCAATGCAAACGCCTCCATGTACAATTCGACATCCGAAGATGATCGTAGAGCAGCAGAGACAGACCGCGACCAAGCGTTTGAAGAAATTACGAACTCGCTATCGCAGTTCAAGCAATACCAATTCGCAGAGCAAGTTAACAGCTTCCTTAAAGCAGCCAACAACCACAACGCGGCCCTCATTAACTTTGAGGAAACCAAGCAAAGCATCTTGCAAAACGCGAAGCAACGCGAGCAAGACGGGCGCAGTAAGTATCTAAACCAGTGGCGCGATGGGTATAAGAATACTCAACTAGAAATTGACAACGCTACTGCCATTCCAGATGCAATAGCTGACTATATGAAGGATAAGGGGATCAAGTATGACTTGTCCCGTGACGATGCTATCGCACTTTCTGCAACACAGCAAAGTAATGATCAGGCATCAGTGGAAGACATGAACCGCTTGATCCATCAAGGCCGAGCGTATCAGAAATTGCAAGCCCAGCTAAAAGCCTACCAAGAGATGGTAAAAGAAAAAGACGATTACATTTCTCAATTAAAAGGATCGTCACGCATAACATCATCTCCAAGTACAACGGATTCCCAGAAGCCAAGAATGAGCATGACTGAGGGACTGGCCGCGAAGATCGCAAGATTCTCGCCGCAAAATCGAGTTACTGCATAGCCCACCATTCCTAGTTCTGGTTCCTAGCGGGGGAGGTAGTTAAGGTTCTACCTCCCCCTAACTTTTTTTTAAAATAATCGCTTGACATAGTTGATTGTTGGTTGCAATGTCTCGTTCAAGAGAAATCCGAAATTATCGTTTACGATAAAATTAGGGATTCAGCTTCACTCTGGCTGGCGAGTTTTCGATCTCGCATGAAAAACGATTTCTGGACAGAAAAAACTCTGGGTTGAGTCCAGCAGAGGAAACCAAGCACTCGCTTGCTATTCCTCTGTGGCATAGTTTAGCAGTGCAAAACTAAACTAAACAAAATAAATTATATCAATGAGCGAACAACTCTACTTCAATAGTTGTGCTGAGATTGACAGTTTCTTCCGCGAGGGCCGCGAATATTTCAACGACCTCTATGTGAAGAAGCTCGTCACTAACTCTGCATACTTCACCCGTTTCGAGGAGCAATCATGGCCCTTGAATCACACAACCGAACAGAAAGCGTTTCGTTTTGGCCGTGGATTCCACGATCCTTGCACCCCTTTCCGTACGATCAACGATACGTATTGCGACACCGATTCTTGCGATAGCAAACCCGAAGTGATTCAACGCCCCGGCACTGAGTCCTATACTTTCGAGTTGCTCCGTAAAGAGATGACTACTGACTGGATTTGCGTAGAGAGCCTTCTCTATCGTCTTTTCCCTGCTGAAGAGATTCTTCAGTTTGAAGAGTCGAATGCTCGTATCACCAAGAATGTTCACGAAGAGTTTCTTCGTAGCAACTACATCGGTGGTGCTGGTCACAAATGGATGGGTATCACTACGGATGACGGAACCTACTGCGGACTGGTCGATGACCAAGCATGGTTCGTTCCCGAACACACCATCAACAACGAAGCTGGCTACGACCTTTGCGCGATTCGCGTTAAGATCGCTCCTGCTGACCTCAACAAGATTGCTTATCTCTCACTTGATATGCTTGACGATGCTCTCGTTGACCTTCAAGACGAAGATGACGCTTTCCGTCTTGATCTACAAGATGCGACTGGTCAGCCTTTGCTCGACATCGTTATCCCTGATCCTCAAGTTGGCCGTGCGCTTTACTTCCAAGCCAAGCGCAACAATGGTTACTGGGATGCAAATACCGACTTCGATGAGCGTCTTACTCGTTTGAAACTCGGCATCAATCGTATCATTGGCGACTACGCCTTCGGTTACGACATCAACTCGGCTCGTTTTAACTCTGACACTGCATTCAATGCTGGTCTTGCTACGTTCAACGAATCTGATCCTGCTACTTGGGCGCGACTCGTTCGCGTTCCTCGCTACATCAAAGTTGTCATTGAGCAAGGATGCGCCTATGTTCCAAACAAAGCGTACCGCAATGCCGACTTCGGTATCTCAGTTGCTATGGTCAACAAAGCCATGTGCAAATGGACAATGCCTTCCTCGACTGGATACGGCGAAGCCCAACAGATGACCCAGAACTACGCTGGTGATTGGGATTGGAAAAATCCTGACTGGGAGTGCAACCGCTGGCGCAAAACTGGCTTCTATCAAGCCCAGTTCCGCTTGGCTGCACAGGTCAAAGACCCAACCATCATGCACACCTTCTTGCATCGTATGCCTAAGAGCAAGAACCTCTACGGTTCCTGCTGCGAAGTGCAGAACTATATCGTTCCTGAGAACAATCAGGATTGCTATAGCTGTGCTGGCGTGGGTGACATCGTTGTGCCTTCCTAAGTTAAACAGGGGAGGGGCGAAAGCCTCTCCCCGCAACCTTAAACAAAATAAAATATATGTCTAATAAAAGACCACTCGCTTATGATCGAGTCAACTTGTTTGGCCCGATTGCCGTTAACCTCCTCGCTACTGGAGATGCTGATCTCTTGGTTTTAAATGACCAAGACACTAAGTTCTTTCCAACTAGCATTGTTTTGGAGACTGCCTACGCTCGCGGAACTACTGCCACCGATCCTATTGTGATCGTTGACAACGGAACCACTGGTGAAAACGTCACCTCCTCACTCACCATCACTGACGCTCTTGATAACCAAGGCCGCTACAATCCTCTTGCGATTGCTGCTAACCCTTATGTTATTACTGGCCCCGGCAAACTCCGTTTGTTGAAATCCACTGTTGGTGCTGGTCAAGCTACAGCAACTCGTTCCCGTACTGCGGGAGTTGCTACAATTGTTACTGCTGCTGTTCATGGCTTTGCCACGGGCGACACAATCACGATTGGCAGCATGACCGACACTACATTCAATGACGTTCAAGCTGAAATCACTGTTACTAGTACAACTGCATTCACCTACGAAAACGCTGGTGCTGATGTTGTTTCTGGTGCTGATACTGCTGGACGTGTTGGCGCACTTTATGTGAACGTCTACATTGTTGGTATCTACTTCTAAACACTAATTTGGGTGGGGGAGTTATATTCTCCCTCACCCTTACCATTTTCTTATTATGGCTTGCTTTACATCTTTACCTTACCACAATAAATTCTATCCACTTCTGATTACAGTTTCGGCGGCGGCTAGTATTACTCCAATTTCTTTCGGTTGCTTTGACGCAGCCAGCGATGCTTCTAGGCTTTATCAATTTTATCTGGCCTTTGCTACAATCGGTGGACTTACCCCAGTAACTGAAAACTGCTTTGTACAAACAACGGAAGACCAGCAACTCTTTGTTTTAAATGAAGCAGTAGATGCCGCTTTAATTGACCGATAATTATCGTTAACGATAACAATCCTATGGCTACTCCAGCACTATCACAACCCTGCTTTGTTGATTTAACTCCAGATCAGCAGAACTTTAATATCTACGAGTCTCTTAAACAGATCGCAGGATTTGATATTCCTGCCTACGATCAGATTGATATTAGTTACTACGGCTCGACTAACAATATTGCCACAGTGCAGTATCTGAAAGACGGAAACCCAGTTGCAACGCTAACCCTAACCTACGCTATTCAGCCTCCAGTTGCCAACGATGCTAATCTGACAACTGCGTCTGTAGCATACCCATAAAATATGGCACTCACATTTAACCCATTTACTGGCAAGCTAGATTTTACTGGCAGTCAAGCAACCGCTGCAATCGGCTCGACAGGAGCAACTGGCCCAAGTGGAGGCCCAACTGGAGCTACTGGAATTCAAGGAAGCACAGGTGCAACAGGCTCTGGAAGTACTGGTGCAACTGGTGTAGTTGGCGCAACAGGTGCTACGGGATTAAGTGTTACTGGCTCGACAGGAGCCACAGGAGTTGGATCGACTGGGGCTACAGGCGTTGCGGGTGGGCAAGGTTCTACGGGTGCAACGGGAATTTCTGGAGTTGACGGAGCTACAGGCTCCACAGGTGCTACAGGAATCGCTGGAACTGATGGCGCAACAGGTGCTACAGGAACCTCTGGTGGACAAGGTAGCACAGGAGCTACTGGAACAGCAGGAACAGACGGAGCCACGGGAGCGACAGGGGCAACTGGAATTTCTGGCATTAATGGAGCAACTGGTTCCACGGGAGCAACAGGGATAGCTGGACTTGATGGATCGACTGGTGCTACTGGGGTTTCTGGAGCAGATGGATCGACTGGTGCGACAGGTGTTTCTGGGAATGATGGTGCGACTGGGGCAACTGGTGTAGGCGCAAGCGGTTCTACTGGAGCTACAGGAAGCACAGGCGCGACTGGCGTTGCTGGCGATGTCGGAGCGACTGGCGCGACAGGCGTTGCAGGCGGTCAAGGCTCTACGGGTGCAACGGGCGTTACTGGAAATGACGGGGCGACTGGCTCTACAGGAGCTACGGGCGTTCAAGGGGATGTTGGTTCTACTGGCGCAACTGGCATAGCAGGAGCAGACGGCTCGACAGGGGCAACAGGTCTGGAAGGCGCGACTGGAGCGACAGGCGTTGCGGGAGCGGATGGTGCGACTGGCGCGACTGGCGCGACAGGAGTCTCTGGCGTTGATGGGGCAACTGGTAGCACGGGAGCAACGGGGATAGCTGGTGCTACTGGCGCAACTGGTGCTACTCCAGCAAATATAATCGTATCTGATACAACTGGACTTACAGGCGCAACGCAATTAACCAATATAGTTCAAATCACGCAAGCTGGATACAATGCTACAACGGCATTGGCTAACACGCTTTATATAATCGTCGGATGAAATTAACCGATTCCAGTGCGGCAAATGTTGGTGCAACTGTTGTTAATGCGATTGCATCAATTGCAAATTCTCTGTATAATTTTCATGTTCTTGCAACTACTACAATTTCAAAAGTTATTAGCGGTGCGTTAGGTGTTGTTAAAACAGGAATTGGAACGCTAATTTTTTCAAATATAAACTCTTATAGCGGAACAACCACAGTAAATGCAGGAACGCTAAGATTGCAAGCCGCCGCAACAAATTTTTACAACACATCGAACCGCACTTACAATATCAACAACGGATCAGGGTTGGTTTTTGCTACTGGTGCTGCTACGAACCCTACTCTACACGGAACAATTATCAATGTTGACAGTAATGGAGGCGCGACGATTACATTGGATGCGATCAATGGACTCGTCCAGAGTTCTGCAGGCGTTACCTTCAACTCAAATGGTGGAGCGCAAAACAGGCTCATCTCCCTAAATAGTGGATTTATAAATGATCAAGGCGGCAATCGACCTGTGGTGTTCAATATAGCCAGCGGCAGCGATGCGACTGCTGATTTTTTGGCAGATTGCGCGGTAATTGGCAGGTGCGAACTCACAAAAAATGGGTCTGGGAAACTGTTATTTAGCGGGGGTCTGCTCGGAACATTTGGTGATGGAGTTGCAAATATTAGAATTAACTCTGGCATCATGGAAATCGGTGGGGCATCTGCGTCACTCAACCAAAAAAGCGGAAGTCTATTCCTAAATAATAGCACTTTTATTTGGAACTCAACAGCCGCTAACCAAACTATTATAAACGCCATCACAGGGACAGGTAACATAATAAAAAGAAACTCTGGCACTCTTATTTTTTCTGGCAATAACTCTTACTCTGGAGATACATCTATAGAAGCTGGAACTTTGCGTGTAACAACATTGATTAGTGGAACTTCTGGAAAATTTTCTCAAGCAAATTTTACAAATACAACCTTGACTGTTACTTTTTCTGTCGCTCCATTGGCTGGCGAAACTTATCAACTTTTTCCCGGAGCAACTACACAAAGTTATCCTGCCGTTTCTTTGATTGGAGCAACAGGGAGAACGGCGACTTACAATTCTTTAAACTCTACGCTTACAATAGCATGAATATAGAACCTAACAATGACGGATGGAGATTTGATGAATCTGTCGGATGGAAGCTAATCCACAACGACATTGATGTTATTTTTTTTGAAGAGACAGACAAAGCAATTTCGACCCAAGAAAAATTATTCGTAGGGACAAAAGAAGAGTGTGAAAATTTGATAACTGAATTAGGTTTAATTATTACCCCAGAGGGAGAATTAGAAAACCAAGAATGAACGACAACGCTACGCTCACAGGTATAATTGGAACGACAACCAGTTTTACTGGTTTCATAGTTAGCATGATGCCGCACATTGAAACTGGACTGCGCCTCGGCGGGTTATTTGTTTCTCTTATTGCAGGAATTCTAACTGCCGTGTATATGTTTAACAAAATTCGCAAACAATGAAACCCAAAAAAATTGCACTTGGAATGATTTTAATTTCATTCGCTTTTCTCGCATTGGCATTCTTGACAGGATGCGAAACCCTTGGAATTTCCCTTCAGACAGATTACGGCAGAATCACTTATGAACTGCCAGAACCAAAAGGAACTAAAAAATGAAAATCGTAAATATACTACTTCAGCGGCTATCAGAAAGTAGCACATGGCGCGGCTTAATCCTAATCGCTACGGCGGTTGGAGTTAAGCTGGAACCAGAACTCCAAGAGTCCATCATCGTAGCTGGGCTAGGACTGGTAGGATTGATCAATGTAGTTCGTAAAGGAAAATGATTCCCCGCTCCAGACCACAGCAGGCCAAGGAAAAGACACTCGCAATGGTAATCAAAGCGGGTATCGAAGACTTGGTTTGCTTGGTCGGTATTCGTGGATACTACCTCGATTCAATGGGAGCAAAAAGAAAGAACGACAGAGGTATCTACGATGATGCGATTATTCTTCTATCACCAAGCGTTCATGCTACATTCAACGCTAATACTGATCCATCAGTTTACAAAAAAGGCATTGCTGTACTTAAAACGGGGGTGCATCGTTTTCGTAAAGGCAATCATGGTATCTCTAAACCCGGAGGCGGCTACCCAGCGTTACGACCTGCTAACGCGAAAGAACAACTCCCTGTTATGCGAGATGGTGAAGGCGATTCGATGGGGATTGCGATAAACATCCATAAGGGAGGATATAAAACTACAAGTTCGCTAGGTTGTCAGACGATCTACCCACCCCAATGGGACGGATTCATAAATCTCGTCTACTCGGAGATGAGTAGATACAACCAGAAGACAATTCCCTATCTATTAGTGGAAAATATTTGACGGGTTTTAAAATATCGTTAACGATAAAACACCATGAGCAATTGCTGCAACGAAACTATTATAGTAGCATCCTACGCTAGATCGGCAAAAGAAAGTGCTATCAGCGCGGCTCACTCTGCTTGTCTCGCACAGCAATCTATTGGAGCCAGCGGTGCTACAGGGGCAACTGGAATCGGAGCCACAGGAGCCACGGGACTTACTGGTTCTACAGGCCCATCGGGAGGGCCGACAGGGGCGACTGGGGCTACGGGCGAGGGAGCTACTGGAGCTACAGGATTATCTGGAATCAACGGAACTACAGGGGCTACTGGATTGCGCGGGGCTACGGGAAGCACAGGGTTGACTGGTCAGCAAGGAGCTACAGGACTACAAGGTTCTACTGGTATCGGGTCAACTGGTGCTACAGGGGCTACAGGACAACAAGGCCCAATCGGGCCAGAGGGATCAACTGGAATGGTCGGCCCTCGCGGAGCTACAGGATTGACTGGGCCAATGGGTGCGAGTGGGTCGGGAGCTACAGGATCAACAGGAATCGAAGGGCCAACTGGTGCTACGGGATTAGAAGGCGCGACTGGCGCGGGAACTACTGGTGCTACTGGCGTAGATGGATCGACAGGAGCCACAGGTTTAGACGGCGCAACTGGAGCCACAGGGGTGATTGGTATCGACGGCGCAACAGGCGCGACTGGCGTTATTGGCTTGGACGGGGCTACTGGAAGCACAGGCGTTATCGGACTTGATGGAGCTACTGGCGCGACTGGCGTTATTGGTTTGGACGGAGCAACTGGCGCAAGCGGATCACCGGGCGGGGCAACTGGAGCAGGAACAGACGCTATCTTCTTCCTAAATGATCTGATAGTAAATACATCTTACAGCATACCAGCATCTAAAAACGCAGGAACATTCGGCCCAGTCACAGTAGCTAGTGGAGTTGTGGTAACAGTACCTTCTGGCAGTGTTTGGACGGTAGTATAATTTCAAAAATAATCCTTGCAATGACAACAATTAACCCTATCGTTAACGATAATCAACTATGAGTTGCGGAAATTCCAGAAGTTCTAAATGCAATCCATGCGGCCCAAGTGAGGCAGCAATGAA